CGATGGGCCAGCCGATTATATATCCTATTACTGCCCACTTGATATAGAAGTATACATCACTCATGGCATTAAGTCCCGTCAGGCGTTCGCATCTTGTTACTAAGTATCTCACTCATCTCTACACACAACCACTTGTGTCAGTGCTGCTAGATACCACTGACATTTCTGTAGGTCTTCTACCTGCTTGCCTTTGTAATCATAGCGCCACAGGTACTTCATACAGTTGCCCTTGAGGTAGCCTTTGAATGCAACACTGGACATGGACTCCTCTATTGCATCAATGCACTCTATGTTGCCTGTGTTGTAGTGGTCAGGGTTATTGACTACATCCTCTGCTGCTTCTTCCTCTGCCATAGTTGCCCACGGCTCTAAGCCTGTCTTCTCTACTGCTGGGTGGTTGTCTCGTAACCTATCCCAGTCAAACCGTGTTGCGTCATTAATACTCATCGTTAAAATTCCTCTGATAGTTCTTCTAGTCTATCGTTAATGCGGTCGCTAAACTTGTTTACTAAATCTTCTGAACTTATCTCTAATATTTCTAAGATTGTTAGCTCGTCTAGCAGCGCCATCTTCTCTAGTAAGTCATAATAGGTGAGAGCCATTTCAGTCTCCGTACTTCTCTCGTAGATAGTTTATGCTGACTGGTAGTTCGTCACAGCCACCGTTAGCTACTTCGTTCAACAACCAGATACCTGACCAGCTTCCATTGGTTTGTGGTGTAAGGTAGTCTTCGTCGTGTTGATAGTAGATTCCTGAGAACAGTCCTATGATGTTTGTGCCGTCTGCTTTACGTGCATAGGCAATATCTCTGTCCTGTACGTGACCCATTATACACGACATATACTTCTTAGCCAGCATTAGTTTAGCACTGCTGACAGGTCTTCCCATTACACCACTGGTGAAGTAGTGGCAGTAGGCTATGTCGTCAATGATGACAGGTTGTAGGAACGGATACACTTCCCAGCCCATCTCTTCTAGCTGAAAATCCCTGTAGCTGATAAGACCTTCTATCTTTGGATCAGACTCTATAGCACGTTCAATACGGTTCTCGTGGTTGCCTAAAGTGAACACCATACGAGGTCGCCACTGCTTTTCTTTGTTACGCTTCAGACGGTTCTGCTCTGCCATGATAGGCTCTAGGAATGCTTCCATGCCTTCAATACCAGCTTCGATGTCTTTAGTGTAGCGTCTACCTTCAAAGCTGCGCTTGCCTACGTCATAGCTGCTGAGGCTAGGCATGTCCCAATGGTCGCCAATGTGTATGATAACGTCTGGCTTCTTGTCTGCTGCGTACTTACCAGCCCATCGTAGATGCTTAACAGAGTGTCCAGGTTTTACCTGTGTGTCTGGTATTACTAAATGCTTAGTCATTACTGATCTCCGTGGTTGGCAAAGGCACCGTGTAGTTCTTCTCTGGCTGCTCGCACTACTTTGTCTGCTTCTTCTGGTGTGTTGTAGCGACCTAACCATATATATTTATAGTTGTGGCAGATAGTAGCAGAAAACTTATTGGTTCGTTGGTGGTAACTAACTCCTTTATAACCAGTCGTATTGTTTTTGCCTATTTTTCTATTGTGTTGGTTCTGGCTTCTACTGGCAGGTCTTAAATTTTCAAGCCTGTTGTTGTGTGTGTTTCCGTCAATGTGATCTAAAACTTCAGGGTAATAGCCCTTGTGCATTAAAAAGATAATCCTATGTACTACGTGTTGTTTCTTGTTGATACCAGCTCTTAGATATCCTCTGCCATTGTCAGAGCCAGCTTCAGAGCCTACTTTAACATTTCCTGCTTTAGCTTTCCAATACAACTTACCAGTCTCTTTGTCGTAAGTGAATAACTCGTTTAATAAATCTACAGTTATATCTCTCATTTCTTTTTCCTTCTAAGTCGTTCTGCTGCTGTCTTAGCAGCGTGACATTTGTAACACAGCACTTGATAGCCTGGCGCTTCTAGGAACATTCTGTTTATGTAGGTGTTCCAATCTACGAAACCGACTTCTGGTTGTACAACTGGGTCTATATGATCTACGGCTGCGTTGTTACGTTTACGTTTACGTCCTTCTAGTGGCGGCAGGGTAGCAGAGCCTTGTTTCTTGCACTCTGCACATTTGTAGATTCCTCTACTAACCCATGCTGCCTTCTTAACATCGTGCTTAACGCCCCATTTACCGTGAGCGCCTCGCAGTGCTGAGATGATAAAAGAGCGGAAACGTGCTTCAGTCCATCTGTTGTTATTGGGCACTGTGTAGCTCCCAAATCTGACCTTCGTAGCGTCTGAGCCACAACAAGCGACCATTCTCTATCACTCGTTCTTCACTACCTAGTTTATCTACGCATACGTTGTAGTAGTCCTGCTCGTTCTTGCAGTCTTCTAACAACTTAGCAGACTTCTTCTCGCCAATACCGTGGATGCCTACAATATTATCAATTCTGTCACCCATTAGTATTTGTCGATAGAAGAAATGCAAGCCTTCCTCTGGCGTTACGTAGTAGCGGCGCTTCTTAACAAAGTTATAGTGCCATCCTGGAATCTGATCAAAGTCTTTATCCAGAGATACCATAATAGCCTTGTCACCGTGAGTAGTGGCTGCGATTGCGATTGCATCATCAGCTTCCTCATTGTCGGTGACTACAGCAACCCACTTCTTGATAAGGTGTTCACGCAATGCTTGAATATGCACTGGCTTTTCCTTATCTTTGCGGTTTCCTTTGTAAGCAGCGGTAACGGCATATTCGTTCCTGAAATTGCCCTTACCAGTGAGATACAGAACATAGTGCGCAGTCTCTTCGTCAGCGTTTAGCTGCATCAGTAGGTCTGCGATAAAGCCATCAATGGTTCTGACGGCTGTCTTCTCAGACTCTTCGTTGCACGACCAGCCTACACGGTAGACCAGTATGTCTGCATCAATTAAGATCACAAGGCTTCGTCCATAGCTACTTCGTCAACTTCACCACCACCGTTATAGGCGATTAGGTCAGTTACTACTAGCTTCATTAGAGAAGGACTGCGACCAGCCTGACCAGCAGGTGACTTCCAATCGTAGTATCCGACTACAGCTTTGGCTTTAGAGCCGTTGCCAATAAGAATACCTTTGATCTCGTTGCCGTCAGTGTCGTATGCACGGATAGGATTGTTAGACTTAGCAGTGATGAAATCACCTTGGCCTTCTTTGTTACGTACTCCTAGCCCCATCATTTCAAGAGCTTCCATAGCAGCTTTAGACAACTGAGTCAGGTCTATTTGGAATTTACCAGACATACGGTTAGGCTCGTTAAGGCTGGCCCACATAATGTCTGCGTTAATTGTCACTGGTTTTGCTTCTGTCATAATATCACCTTTGATTGAAATGTTGCGTTTAACTGCTGTTTTAGATCACAACTGATCTGCTATAAGCATATCACATTAATGCGTCTCTGCCCAGTTATTTCCTATTTTATATTCGCCATCGAGCGGGCAACGCAGGTTTAGTTCCGTTCCTGCATCTCTAATGGCTTTTACTGCTGCTTTGCCTACAACATTGGCAAAATTCTCTGGTACTTCTATCTGAAATTCATCATGTACATTTGCTACTAGCTTGTGTGGTATATCGTATGTCGATAAACGAGATGATAACAGCACCAGTGCCTGCTTCATTACGATAGCGCCAGCACCTTGTAGTAGTGTGTTAAGTGCTGCGTGTTCGCTTCTTACACGTAAGCGTCTGCCGTCTAGGCCAGGCAGTGTACCTTCCAAAGCAAACTTAGCTACACGTTCACGTAATCTAGCTAACGCTGGTGTGTTGCGTAGGAAGGAATCAATGAGCTGCTGACCTTCTCTATACCCGCCACCAACTATCTGACCTATCTTAGCTGCACCAGCACCGTACAAGAAGGCATAGATGAATGTCTTAGCCTGATTACGATCAGTTAGTCCTGCTGCTTTCATGTTAGCAGTGTGTATGTCACCACTTAGTATCTCGTTGGTGTAGTTCTCGTCACGCATATAGTGTGCAAGCATACGTAGCTCTAGGCCACTGGCATCTATACCTACAAGTTTGTGACCCTCTGGCACACACCAGAACGATCTACACTCTGTGCCATACGGTGCAGACACTGACGGTACTTGAGCCATGTTAGGGCTGTGGTGCGTCATACGGCCTGTTACAGCACCGTTGGTAATCACTCTACCATGCACCCTACCGTCCTTAACGAAGCCCAGCCAAGAGTCCATCTGTGCTGTACGCTTCTGTAGTAGCAGGTACTCGTGGATCATCTTAGCTTCTGGTATGTCGATACCTTCTAAGACTTTCTCGTTGACAATGATAGAACCCTTCTCTGTCTTCTGTTTGAACTTTACTCCAACACCTTGTAGACGCTCTGCTATCTGCTTACGAGAGCCTACGTTAAACTCAGTTACTTTATCCTTTAGCTGCTTCCCCGTCTTCTCGCTCCAACGCTCCTCCACTATCGGTGGAAACACTTTCTGTAGGCTCTCTGTTATCTGTTTCATCTTGTGGCAGAGGTCTACCCATAGCAAGGTTGCTTGTTCTACGTCTAGCTGAAAGCCGTTGCGCTCCTGTTGAGCCGTAATGATGGCTACCTTCTCTTCTAAATCTACGCATTGTTGTGTAAATCCCTCTCGCTTCAGTGTGTCGGTTAAGTGTTTAAACAGTCTAGTAGTTAGTGCTACGTCTTGCTTGCAATACTCTACCATCTCGTCAGACAGTCCACCGTCATAGTCGTGAAAGTCTATCTTAGGATCGCCAAAGCGTTGACCCCATGCGTCTAAGCTGTGCCCACCCTCTAGTGAAGGGTTCCAGAGCCTAGACATTGCAAGGGTATCTCGCTGCTTTCCTGTTGGTATAGTCAGATTCCACACGTTGTACAGCACTGGCGCGTCGAAGCCTATGAGATTATGGCCTACAACGCCTGTAGCCTGGCTTATCAGAGGTGCTAGTGTTACTCCGCTGTAATGCTCTAGCACTTCACCAGTGTCGATGTCCTGAGTCACTACACACCAGATAACATCATGGCTAGTGTTGGTTTCTATATCTAGTGTAATCAACATAATACTGACTCGCTATAGTTTCTTTGTTGCTGTGTCTGTCATACGGCTTTGTGTGTCTTATTTCTGTTTTTCGTTGGTTAGTATCAATCAACCAGCTTCCAATCTTGCTCATACTCTTGCTCTCCTATAAAGATATCTGTTTCGCTTCTCAAGTCTTCTCTGGAAAGCGTTGCAATGTCATCTGCTGCGTAGTAGAAACAATCGTTACATAGCTCAACAAAATCATTGCTCTGAATAGACCTTCTTGTTGCTTCGAAGTCTGAAAGTAACTTATCACAGGATATACATCTCATTTACAGCGCCTCCTCTCTAATTTCTAACATTCTACCAGTGTCGCCGTTGAATAGCAAGCCACCAGCAGGGCCAGTAGTACCACAGAACCTGTTCTTTAGAACCCTGACATTGGTAGTGTTACGCTCTGTCGGGTCTACTGCCTGGCCGTTGCGCTCCAGACCTATCACCATGTCTGATAGCTGTGCAATGGAAGCAGAGCCTCTAAGCTGAGACAGACTACTAGCAGCGCCTTCTTCGTGGCCTTTGCCGTCAGGACGCTTCAGGTGACTAACCATAAACAATGTTATACCTGTTTCCTGCACTAGCATACGCAGCTTTGTGCATATCTCGTCCAGAGCTTTTCTCTCGTCACCGTTGCTCTGTGCTGACACAACAATACTAACGTGGTCTAGGAACAAAAACTTAGTGTCTAGCGCCTTAGCCATGTAGCGACACCTAGCGACAATGTTGTCAATACTGGTGCTGCCGAAGTGGTCAAACAAGAACAGTCTCTGTGTGCCCATAGTATCTTCAAAGGCTTCCCAGCGTTCCTCTTCTGTGCTTTCTACGTCTGGTAGGTGTAAGGGCTTGTTAGCTGATAGTGACATTAGCGACAGTGCTGTCTTTCTGGCGTTCTCTTCTAGGAACAATAGGCCAATGTTATGCTCTGAGTTCTGCAAGATGTGGTAGACAATCTCTCTGACAAACTGTGACTTGCCTAGTCCAGAACCAGCAGTGATCGTAACTAGCTCTGCCTCTCTGATGCCATAGGTTAGTTTGTTCAGGTTCTGCCAAGGATACATCACAGCAGACTTCTCTACAGGTCTGTTCACCTCATCCCAGAGACTAGCACCGTTGATGATACCGTCTGGCACAAACTTCTCTGCTGCCCAGAATGCTGCCGTAAAGCCTTTCACATCGTTATTGATTAAGTAGTCGCAGGCATCTTTATGTCCACCTGTGTGTTTCACTACCGCAGCCTTACCGCTAAACAGCTCTGCTACCTCTCTAGCAGCCTTATTTCCAGGTTCGTCAGCGTCAAAGCATATAATAATGGCTTCAAAGCTGTCTAGGTACTCGTATGCTGCCTTGCAGTCCTTCAGCGCACCGCCAGCACCGTTTCTAACGCTGACACAGGCATACTTACTGCCTTGCATCTGGTAGGCTGCTGCTGCGTCAAATTCACCCTCACACAGCGTTATGTACTTACCGCCACCGTTAAACAATTGCTGTCCGAATAGTCCAGAGGCTGCCCAGTTGCCTACGTTATAGAATTGCTTGTCTGGTAGCCTAATCTTAGCTGCTATAGGTACATTGGCATCTTCTGGGTCGTGGTAAGAGAAATAGGTCTTGTCGGGCTTCTCCAGTATGCCATAGGTTTTAGCTGTAGCTGTGGTAAGACCTCTGGTCATGATGGCTTGGTAGTTGCCTGTAGTGAGTGTTCTCTCTACTGCGCTGAAGTCTGGTTTAGCCTTTGGTTCTGTAGACTCTGGCACTGATACAGGTGCGTAGTCACCGCTGATGGGTGTGTATTTATGACAGCTATGGCAGAAAGTGCTATTGGTGTTTATCTGTAGAGCATCGCTGCTGCCGCAATCGTCACATGGTTGGTGTATTAGATCGCTCATAACTCCACCTCATCGTAAACACGTCCAAAGCTGATTAAGATAAAAGGTAGGTACAGCAGATACCCTTCAAAAGGCATGGCGTAGGTCTCTTCTGTTTCTACGTTATAAACCCAAACAGCCCTACTGTCAGCTATCTCAAAAAACACACCTACACCGTTAATAAGGTCTATTGTTAGTGTTCTGTTAAATATTCTCATTGGTTTCTCTCTTATTAAAAATCATATCGTATTCTGCGCTCTCGTGAATGAAGTCAACTACCTTACCTGAACTGATCTGGTAAAACAACGCTGCCTGTGTAACGTCAAAAGTCCCGTTAGCGACGTCTCTGGCTGCCTTCATCACTGCCTGCACCTCTGGCGATAGCTCGCCACCACTAACCATGTAATCTTTAAACATTAAACTAGCCTCCTGTTAATCCATTTTGCTGATATTTTATCGCTTTCAGTCTCCAGTAGAGGCCATATTATAGCCTTCTCTGAGGGTCTGATCTCTTTATCGGTAAAGCTCTCTTTATAGCTCATGCGACCATGTAGCGTACTGTGAGGCACCCCACTAATAATTGCAAGCTCTTTTAAACTGTAGCGGTGACCCTCTAACAATCGTTTATGTGTCGATTTATTGACGTATGTCTTAATCTTTTGCATCTTTTCAGTGTCCGTAGTTTATTTTAGTCTAAAAATAGTGTATAAATGACTGTATAGTTCTTTAGCACCTCTTTAAAGCAACAACTAGTAGTTATCCTTTCACACTCTTTAGCGTCTCTTCAGTTGCTTTAACACTCTTTAGCGTCTCTTCAGTTGCTTTATAGTGTTTCTGCAAGTAGTACTCCATTTCAGCATGTAACGCCTCTATCAGATCAATATCGTCTTCATCTGGTACAAAGTCTCTTTTTTGTTTGCAATAGTCCCAGTTGATTCTGATATCGTTTAATAGCATCTCGCAATGCTCTATCGCTCTATTACGGGAAACAGGTTCCGCCTCTGTTAGATGCTCATCGCCGTGGATATTGTCGTACCTACCGTCTCTATAGTTCATAGTTCTATGCCTTCGTTATGTTCGTCTGTCTTCTCAGCTTCCTCTTCCATATCCATCAATATACAGGCCATCATGTCGTAACATATATCGCAATAGTTACTTACAGTGGTTATTTCCATGCCGCCATGCTGGAATATCTCTGAGAATCCTTTAAATATCATTACCCCGCTATCGCCGTCAGTATAGACACAGGAAAAATACTTAAACCCCGCAGAGTCTGTGCCCCTGCTTATCCTATAATCTGGCCGAAATGTGCGTAACCATTCATAAAATTTATCTTCACCTTCACCGAATAACTCTATAGCTTTTCTGTCTTCTTTATCCATTGCTAACGCTCTCTCTATTGGTTTAGAATGCAATCTTACCATTTTGTCAATGGCGGACGCAACAGCCTATTAAAAATAATTGTTCTTTCTCTGTTACTCTCTCCCCTGCCTCGATACTCATAGGG